CTACCAGTAGCGTGTGTGCCCGCGCTGGAAGATGTCGAACGTCGTGTGCTTGCCGGGCAGCTTCTTCAGCCAGGAATCGTCCTTCGACTCGAGGCTCCTAAATAGAGACCAGGCGTAGTAATCGGCGATCTGCCCGTTGAGGTCCTCCTTGACCGGTTTGAACATGATGTAGTGAGAACGTCCTATCGCGTTCAGCGACGGCTTCACGGCCTTGATGAACGCGGACCTGTGCTTCGCCGACAAGGCCGAATCAAACATCAGGATGATGGGCTCCGCCATGGGATTCACTGCCTTCAGCAGGTACTTCGCCAACGCCCCGCCTATCAGGGAGTAGAAGACTTCCGGCGCATGCTTGGAAGGGTGAGCAAGGTGCTTGTCGGCGTAAATGCTGTGCACCTGGCATCCGTGCCCATTGCAAAGCGATTCGATTACACGGTTGCGTGTTCCCGCGGAGTTCTGGGTGGCGTGGAACGGGATCTGATCAGCGAGTCCTCGTCCGAGGAACTCGTATTTGAGTGCAGCCAGCCTGGACGCACACTCGGCGGGGTCGACCGTCAGGAAGGCTGAAAGGACGTAATGGTCCGTGCCGGACCCGGTGAAGTCGAGGTTCCCTGACTCGTCGATGAAGACGTACAGGGGAAGCGTGGGATGGATCGGTGAGCCCTTCTCGACAGCAGTGAACAGATACTATTCGACGCACGACGAAAGAGCCCCCGCGACCCTCTCCGAAGAGACGGCCACAGGGGCTTGGCTTAGGTCACCGCCAGTCGGTAGAGCCGGCCTTCGGCTCGAGGTGACGCGCGAGATCGACGACGGCCTCGGAGAATCGTGACTCACCGGTGGTGATTCGATTGAGCTCTTGCCCGATCGACAGCAAGGCGTAGACCTTCGCCGCTTCGATCTTCTGATCAACCGTCACGATGTCTTCGTCGCGGGGCATCATGTCTCCGGCTGCGTGCCAGGGGTATTCCATGCTCACTACTCACTCCTCTTATCCGTCCCGCCGAGCCGACGGGTGGACCTACCGTATCTGCACCGGCCGACATCCTCGGAACGACGAAAGACCCCCTCGAAGCCGACCCGAAGGCCAGCCCCGAGGGGGTCACTATTGCAGTTCCGCACCGACATGATGCGCCCGGGGTAGGGAAGAATCCATTATCCGCCTGGGTGCGGATGCCCGGTGGTTAGTGTCGCTGGCTCCGATCAGATAACCGCAGCGAGCCCGTCCGGAGTGATTGAGGCTGAAGAGATGTAGAACTCCGAAAACGTCGGCCCAAGCGGAGGCCGGCCTCGGAGCTCGAATAGGCGATCCTGGTCGGATGACCGCATCCCGTGCGCCCACATGAAAAGACTCGCGCCCGCTGGTCGGGCCGCGAGAACCATAGCGTCTTGATTGACAGGGCGGTCGCTGAGATGGCGCAAGATGGAGGGACTTCCGACCCCAGGAGAGTCTGCAAGTTGCAGACGCTCGAGGCCGACAACGGTGGCCGTGACTACTGCTTCAAGCGAGTCAGCATCTTCGGGAGCTACGACCCCCACCGACGCGTCGATGGGTGCCCAAACACAGTTCTGTTGGGCTTCTACCGCCACACCAATCATGAAGGGTTGCGCTTGGCGCAGGATCGCGTCGTAGATGGCGTGGTGGAAACGAATCTGATTCGAGGTCATCCCCGTCACGAGGCGCGCGTAGTAGGCCCCGTCGTCGTTCTTCCCTAACGGCGTCCGCGATGCGATGAGCAGACCGGCAAGGTACTCCTGCTGGACGTCATCCGATATCCAGGAACCTTCGTTGAGTACCTCGTAGAACACCCGAGGCGGCACGCTCTGACCGTCGTCGGGTGCGTCCGCCCCTACGCGACGGGCCACCTTCTCTCCGATGGAGAGCACGTTGTCCATGCGGCTTTTCGTCCACTCGCCGAATGACGCCCCGACCGCTTTTATGGCGGGGCCTGCGACCCAATAGAGGCCGAGGGCCCCTGCTCCGAATGTGAGGTTGTCGCCAGCCATTCCGAGCAGTTCGAGGCCGTCGCTCAACGGTTTTCCAGGTGAGTGCGGGCCCGCTGCATGGCGCTGCGTAGACGGTCGAGGTGGCGCTGGTGCAGCTTGTGAAGCCGTTCAGCACGCCACGCGTGCCAGCGGATAGAGACTTCCGCGTCGATCCAAGATGTGAGCATGCTCATGAGAGAAGTATTCACCCCCTCTGCAAAGAATGAAGACCCTCGATGAGGGCACCTGGCCGGCACCCGTTCTGAAGCTATGCAGCTAGACCGAGGGCAGTAAGATCGTAGATCGTTGGCAGAGCCAGGTCATAGGTGCCCACGACAGCCGGAACAATCGCCTGTAGTTGACCGTTCGTTGCGCCGGCGGGAACCGTGAAGTACACGAGCTGAGTCGAGTCCGGGATCTGAGGACCCGTCCCGGACGGGCCCTTCAGGGGGATGGTCAGATCGACAACGTTCGCGCCGTGGTACGTCGAGTAGATCAAGCGGAATGCCCCACCGCCCTGCCCCGTGCGGGAGCGGAGGACGCACATCATCTTGTGTCCGGGCACCACGAGTTACATGTTGTTCGAGTAGTAGAGCGTGGTTGCTGCGGTTGATGAGACGGTCCAGCGCTGCCAGTTGAATCCGCTGCCGCTGTCGAGTAATCCCGATGGGACGATGCTGGCGGCCGCGGATGTGGCGGTGAGGCCAACGGCAAGTCCTGAAGATGGGGTGCCGCCCCATACTTCCGTCGGTCGCATCTCGGTATGTACCGTGCTGTTGAGCGCTCTGAAGCACGAAGAAGCCCCCGCAGCACTCCGTGAAGGCGACGGGGATGGTTGGCCGACAGTGATTTGGATGGAGTGGGAAGCAATCGAGTAGCCACTCCGACAGGTAGGCATGCTACCCAGGTAGGACAGACTGGCCGGTATTCGTCCAGGCACGCGATGCATGCGTGTGCAAGCTTCGTGGTCGCCCATCCCGTCGAGCCCCGGAAACAGACTCAACTCGATATTCGATGAGGTCGGCGTGCTGAGCGGAGTCCAGAATCACCGCTGGCATCGGGAATTCAAGCACTCCGCCCGGCTGTACGACGACAGGCAGCGCTGGGTACTCGATGACCCGCCCACCCAGAATCACCAAACCCGTTGGATACAAGAGGAGGCCTGCCCGATTGATCGCGCCGGCTCTCGTAAGGCATAGCGGGAGTCTTCCCACGTTGTAGACGACTAGTACGTGCCCGTAGGCCTCGTCGCCAGGCCCGGCAGATTCATAGACGTCAAGCACCGGTTTCGCGCGTGCGGAAAGTGAATGGACCAGTGCAACCAGAGCCACCGCAAGCGCGCCTGCTGAAAGCCCGACTGTCACGATCTCCAATGAACTCACCCCTTTGATTACGCGGGAACGTATCTGCTGGTCCCGTTTCTAGTTTGCCGGCGTCGGGCACGTCAATTCTGGCCTAGTGGGACACTGCCACAGACCGTCTGCCATGGCGTTGTCATCAGTCGTCACCACACACAAGCCGCCCATATCCTATTGATGCCCCGGTTCCATTCACCCCTGACCAAGCAGTCGGGCCCGACAACAACATGAATTTTGCAGTGCAAATGCCAGGCGAGATCGACGGCACCCTCGTCGAGACACCCTGGCGTGTCGAGCACGAAGCCGACGGGTGCAGGCTCAGCCACGCCGACGACGCTGACGAGACGCGGCAGGTTTACGCGCTCGGGGCGTTCCTCACCGCCGAGGACGCCGTCGACGCTCTGCGGCGCGCTTTCGACCTCTGAGCGCGCACATGCAGCATCGTGGCGGGCTACCCGACCGAGACGAGCTGAGAAGCGCGCTCCGCAGGCTCTTCTCTTCCATAACGTAGAGCCCCAGGCCGGCCAGTGAAGGCCGAACCTGGGGCTCAAGGGTCGCTACTCTTCCCCAAGCTTCTCGAGCACGGGGAAATAGGCACCAAACTCTGGTCGCGGGGTGAATGCATCCATCCGCCAGATCGACGATTCAAACTTATTTCCGCCCACGTCGGTGATGAGTTCAAGCTCCAAGAGCTTGTTCATGTCGCGACGGAAGAGCCGATCGGTGGTGCCGTCGTACATCTCTGCGATCGCGGGGGTGAGATACCGGATCTCCTTGCGGGTGAGCGGCTTGGAATCCGGCATCGCGAGCACGACCGCGCGACGTCGACGCGCGATGTCGGTGGATGGTTCGGCTTGGAACCTCTCGTGGACGTAATTGATCCAGGCGACGCGACGCTGTTGCGCTTGCACGGTGCGGACCTGCTCGCGCAGCTGATCACGGAACCCGAGAGCGCTATAGGCGATGAATCCCGCCACGTCATTCGCCTTCGAGGCAGCGTCGAGGCGCTCGTAGTAGCGAGTTCTGGTCCGGTTGTAGTAGTCCGACAGGAGATTGGTGCTGATCCACGGGACAAGCCCGCTGTGGGCGAGGATCGCGCACTCGATGAGTCGAGCTGCGCGGCCATTGCCATCGCCAAACGGGTGAATCCATGCGATGTACAGATGAGAGAGAGTGGCCGCGAAGAAGGTGAGAAAGAATGCTTCGTCGGTGCTGGTTACGGCTGCGCGGCGTGCGTCGGACATGATCTCGTTGACCCACCGGCAAAGTTCCTCCATGAGGTACGGAACGTCTTCTGCTGGGGCGCCGCGATAATTTCCAACCACGATCGGAATGTCTCGGTATTCGCCCGGTGAAACGTGGTCCGGAACCTCGAGGTCTTTGAGCAGCGCGGCGTGCTTCGCTTTGATCCATTCGGGCGTGAGCTCGAAATCGTCGCCTCTACCTTCGTTGACCTCCTGACGGATAGTTTGCAATGCATCGAGTACGTTGCGCACCTCTTGCTCGAGGTACTGCTGAGACTCGGGCAGACGACGCTTATTGACAAAGATCTCTTCTACTTCATCTTCACTGAGCGTGTTGCCCTCGATAGCAGCCGATGCCAGGGCTCCGCGTCGCATGTAAACGCCAGCAAGATCCCAAGCAACACGCGGCTGAAGAGGAGTTCCGACCAGATGCTGACACTTCGAATATGCCTCGCCGAGATGAGCCCAAGTGATGTGTCGGAGAGCGTCCGTCTGGAAGTTGTAGGTAAGCCAAGGGTGGGAGTCCACATATGTGCGGTCAGTGGTGAACATAGCCGAACCATACACTAAATACCCCCTTGTTTTGTCCAAGAGATTGTCCGGTACGCTGTCCGCGTAGTGCAACCAGAAGAAGCCCCCGCGGCCTTCTTCTTTGAGAGGGCGACGGGGGCTTGCTGTTGCAGTTCCGCACCGACATGATGCGCCCGGGGTTGGGATGAATCCAGTATCCGCCCGCGGGAGTGGTGGTGCACTTACCTTGTTGATGGTGACGTTCAGTCACCATCGAGCGTGGCGCGGATCTGACCACGTTTGCTGTAGACCCGCTTTCCGGTGGCGAGGTCAACGAAGACACGGAGCTCTCGCACGTCTTTGCCCTTCGCATGCTGAGCGATCGCTGCAGATCGCACGTAGAAGGTCGCCCTTGTTCCCGCTTCCAGCATGTGCGGCAGCGCCGGGTTCGGCATGTGGGGATCGGGGGCGACGCCGACGAGCTTGCCGCCATCGGGTAGCTCAACGGCCCAGCCTGTCACCTGCACGGGTGCCGCGCCCGTGTTGCGGACCTCAATGCCTACGTACGGCCCGAGTGCCGCTTCATCCGTGAAGCGCCACATGCCCGAAGCTGCCGTCACCCGCACCCGGTGGGCGCCCCGCGTGCGGACAACGATCTGCCAGACCAGCGCCGCGATTCCAGTAGCGGCACCGATGGCGGCGACCACGAGGCTCACGATCGAAAGGATGAACGCCGGCAGCGCGTAGGGGTCGGGTTCCATGGCGAGACTCTACCAACGACGAAAGACCCCCTCGAAGCCGACCCGAAGGCCAGCCCCGAGGGGGTCTGAGGTGGTGCAGTATTCCGGTCTTTAGTTGCGTGTGCACCGCCCACTTGGCCAGACTCGTGGTCATGTCACGAGAGCCCAGCTCAGAAGAGGTGAAGCGCTACTCAGAGATCCTCGCGGACGTAAAGGTGCGGCTGCGCCTCGCCGCGATCTTCTTCGACGCGATCGAACCGGACCGGCTCAACGTCGAGGTAGCGGCGCTCCAGCTGCGGATTGCCCTTGAGAGCATCGCGCTTGGCTCGCTCGTGTCGAATGCCTCCATGATGGACGAAATGCGGGGTGCTATCGAGAAGAAGGACCCGGAGCAGGCTCGCAAGTTGCTGCGGAAGGTGAACCGTCACTACTGGCCGACCCCGGTCACGAAGACCTACATAGGCCCCGGCACATCGTCCAGCCGACTTGAGGATGTGCCAGAAGGCTTCGTGCGCGAGGAGGACTACGGACGATGGCTCGGCAAGACCAGCGAGTGGCTTCACGGGCGAAGCACCTGGAAGCCCCCGCTCGATGTGAGCCGGGGCATCTCGGATATGCGGCAGCTCCACAACCAACTCGTTCGACTCCTCGACAACCACATCGTTCGCCTGGCGAACTCGACGTGGATGATGACGGGGCAAATGGATAGTTCGCCTACAGGCTTGCACGCGCAGGGAGAGGGCACAGTCCAAGTTGCTCTATTCGAGCGACGAGGCGATGCCCCCTAACCGCGTGTTTCTCTCAGGGCGTTTCGTAGTACGTCTTCTGGTTGGCCTCACCAGCGTGCCGCGCCGTATCGCTGAGCGCGCCCGGGAAGATGACGAGCTCGGCGATGTTCCCCGGCGCGCTGCTCCCCGCAGAGCCCGCGAAGGCGAAGAACGACGACAGGCCGCCGCTTCGGCTGACTGCGCCGATCGCGCCTACGTCCGGGTTTAGCGTCCCCGTGCGGGTGTAGCTGTTCGACTGCCCCGCGGCCGCGTCGACGTACGTAGCGAACGCTGATCCTGTGTCCACGGCGGAGAACTGATGCTGAACTGGGCTGAGTGAAGCATCGAACCCGGCCGGACCAGCAGTGCTCACGTTGATGATCGTGGCGTTCGCCGCGTTTCGAATGAAGCGGGTGAGGACGCCGGAACCAGCCACGAGCGGCGAGTACTGCGAGGCGGTCTCATCGCTCCTGTTCTCGGAGAAGATCCGGCCCTGACCACCGTTGGCGACCAGCAGGTAGGTGGCCGATCCGAGAGCGTAAGCGAGGGCGGCGCCCACGAGCGCGCGCGTGCCGTCGAACTGCGGCCCCTTCGTAATGAGCGCCCCGGCCGTAAACAGCGGCGGCTGAGCGGCAGCGGTAGGGGCGGTGAAGTGGTGCGCGCCGGCGGACTGGTCGTACCACTTCACGACATACCCGCCCGCACCAGCAAGCCAGGCGATGGCGGTCGCGTCGTCGGGGTTGCTCCCTACGAAGCCGATGTCCATTTCTGCGTTGTCGCTCGAGCGGCGGAGCCGGTACGCGGGTCCGCTGTAGCCGGCGACAACCTTCCGTCGGGAGAACGCCAGCGCCGGAGCTACACCGACTGCAGTGGACAGCAGCGGGGATGCGATGGTGCTGATCGTCTGGGTGGCAGAGTAGGCGCCGGTCCCGATCGCGTTGACGGCGGCGATCTGCACGTCATACTGGGTCCCATCGGCAAGGGAGGCGATCGTGGCCGTGAGCAACGCGGTGGCTGGCCCTGTGAGCCATGCGGTGTCGCCGGTCTTCCGGTAGCGCATCTGGTAGCTGATCGCGCCGGTGGACGGGTTCCACGCGGCGTCCGCGGTGCTCTTGGTCGCGTTCGACAGGGCGAGCCCGGTCGGCGCGGCTGGCACCGTGTCGGCTGCGGGGGGAAGCCAGCCGAGTTCGATCATCCGCTCGTAGATCAGGCGCGCGTAGATGCCGAGTGCTGCGGTCGTGAGGTGGATGCCGTCGATGCGGAGCTGGTGCGGGATGTTCCCGGCTGCGATGTCGGAGAGGTCTTCCGCGTCGGGGGTGAGTCCGGCGTCGGCGAGGCCGTAGCTGATCAGGTAGGAGCGGACGTCGATGACTCGGCGTCCGTAGGTGGCGATCAGCTGGCCGATCAGCGCGGTCTTCGCGGCCGAGGGAGACCCGACCGGGGTGGTGATCAGGAACCGCTTGGACGCCGAGGTGAGCGCGTTCTCGGCGGCCTTGAGGTCGGCGAGCCCGCGAGTGGTCCACCACGTCTCGGAGATGTAGTTCTCGAGGAAGTCCCACACCTGGATGTCGTTCTTGTCCGCGTCGGCGGTCGCCCAGTAGAACGCGGACGGTCGTGTCGCGGCGATGGCCGTGCCGGCGGTGGTGCGGGTGAAGGTGTAGTAGTCGTCCGAGAGGTGCGTGGTCGGGTTGCCGGACGGCTTCACGATCGCGAGAGTGCCCGGGATGCGCTTCGCACCGACCACCAACGTTCCGGTCACAGACGTCGGACCCTGAAGAAGGGGCCAAGAGAACCCATCGCCGATCACCGAGAGCGCGACCGTCACGGGCGTCGCAGTGGCCGAGATCTCGCCGCCTGCCGGGAGCGCCTGGTAAGGGAGCCCGCCCTGGCGAGCGACGATCCCGATAGAGGATTCTCCGCCGATCCCTCGGTTCTTGACCGTGCGCCCGGAGAGAGCGGACAGTTGCGCCGGCCACGGGGTCTGACCGCCGACTCCCTGAGTGATGGAGGTGCCGTAAGGAGTGATCGCTGGCCCGGCAGTGATCAGGCCAGATGCCGCAGCGGCCACCGCGTCATCCACTCGAGCGACGATGGTGCTGTCGTTCGCGATTGCCTCGGAAACAAGTGGCCCGACCGACTGCTGAATCGTGGAGTTAAGTGCATCTCGTGAGGGCCCGGCGCCGGTGAGCATCCCGGCGACCTGGGCGTTGTTCGTGCCACCGAACGCTGCCGCTTCGTCACGTGCCTGCTGGGCGTCGTCGACCAGGCCGGCGGTCTCATCTCGGAGCTCGCGGGTCTGCTCGAGGAACGTGGGCCCGAACTCGGGCGGTTCCACGACGTCGACGAGGAGGATCGATGCCGAGTCCGTCCACTCCACGGTTGCAGCAGCACCCGGCTTGAACTGGAACGCCTGCGGGCCGGCGCCCCCAACGACACCGCCGCGCCCGTTCGTGAAGACGTGACGGACCACCCACGAGACCGTGGTGCCGTCCGACGCCGTGTCCTCCAACCCCGTGACGGTGACCTCACCATTGACGAACTCGAAGTTCTTCGCGATCGGCCAGTTCACCGTCGAGTCCTTCGCGAACTCGAACGCCGGATACACCTCGACGTAGGAACGCTCGGTCGGGGCGACACCCGGGCCGATCGTGGAACTGAAGTGGATAGCGTGCACGGTCACAGGAGGCCGCCTCTCAGGTCAGAAGGTTGGATCAGGCGGCGTGCTTGGCGCCGACGCGCTGTACGGCGCCGGCAGCACCAGTCGGCTTCCAGATACCGAAGTGCAGACCCACGGCGATCAGGAAGGAAGTCACGGCAAGCACCAGGCCGGTACCGAGGTCGTAAGAGGTTCCCGAGGTAATGGCATTCAGGAACTCCGTGCCGAGCCCGGTCACCGCGGCGAGGCCAGCGAGGATGATCGCCTTCACGCCCGGGTCGGTGACGACCTTGGTGACGAGGCCGACGATGAGCGGCAGGATCGTCGAGACGATTAGGCCAACGATGAGGACGGGAGGAAGGTCGAAAGTGATCATGTTCTACTCCAGGAGGTTGGGGTTGAGCTCGGGGTGACGTCGAATCCACTGAGGCGGAATCGTGTCTTCGACCTCGCGGATGTCGGCGGGGTCGAGGTTGGGGCCGCGCGGGTCGCCCTGCCACTGGTCGGCGATGGCGCGGAGGATGCGGGCAAAGGCGGAGGCGCGCTTGACTGCGGCGTTCTCGACCTCGTCGAGGCGCGTGTAAACGCGTTCGAGCTCGGTCTTCACTCGGGCGTCGATGCGGGTGTCGAGCGCGGACTTAGCGTCCGCCTTCGTCTTGCCGCGGGTGCCGAAGTAGGTCACGAGTCCGCCGAGGACGAGTGCTGCAGCGCCGACGAAGGCGATGACGATTTCCGGGGTCACTTCTGGGCTCCCTCAGCTCGACGCTCTTTCAGCTCCTCGCCGAGCAGATTGAGGCGGAAGAATGCCAGCGGCAGACCCCACGTGAGCATCCCGACCACGAACAGGTTCGGTGTTGCTGACTCGGAGAAGATCAGGATGGTCGTGACGTACCCGGCCACGAGGGCAACGAGCAAGATCTTCCCGACCATCTCGACGGGCCAGAGCCGGGGGAACGCTACGCCCGCCAGGCAGACTGTCGCGATGATCGTCATGAAGACGCCGAGGGTGTCGACCACGAAGGGAGCGAAAAGCCGGTTCAGGATGGTCGACCCGTACATGATGGCCTGCAACCCGGCGAAGATCGCGATGATGTCGTAGAGCGGCAACCACACCCGCTTCAGGTTGCGGTACTTCCACTCGTCCGGCGGGATGGCTCCGCGGGCCCAAATGGACGCAGCGATGAGTCTGCGCATCGTTCCCCCTCTCAGGGCTTGAGGGGGTTCAGGCCGCGGTCTGCAGCGGGATGATCGACTTGATCTGCTCGAGGAAGTTGGTCGTGACCGACTCGAGCTGCACCGTCTGCGACCCGCCATGGAGCGCGGCGAAAGCGACGAACTCGTTGCCGTGCACGGGGATGTAGAGCTTCTCGTCGGGGCGGTCGGGGAAGGCCCAGCGGAGGGTCTTCATGGCGACGCCGACCATGACGGCGCCCGCGTCGGAGACGGGGATCTCGCGCCAGGTGTCGCCCTCGAGGATGGCGAGGATGCCGGGGCGGTCGGTGTCGGCGTAGAGGATGGGGACGGACATGTCGTTCTCCAATGCAGTGGTGAGTGGTTTCGGTTCTTCGACGGGGACGGGTTCGAGCTCGGCGAGCGCGGTGATCCCGACGATGGGGTTCCCGCCGTAGTCCTCGGTCCAGCCGAGGTACCCACCGCGGCGAGCGCGTGTGATCGAGGCGATGCTCTGCGTCGACACGGATGCGGCACCGGCGTAGTCGGTGGTGCGGCACATGCCGTCTCCGAGGGAGATGACGATGTGGCCGGCGGTGTTGCCGGAGGGGCCGGTTTCCCAGTAGCAGGGGACGCCGGCGGGCGGGTACTCGTCGCCGGGGTGCTGGTGCTGGGAGTAGTAGTAACCGTCCTTCGCCTCGGTCCAGGCGCCGTTCGGCGGTCCGCCGTTGTTGCCGAGCTTCGACCCGGGGCGTCCCATGGCGAAGTCGACGAAGTCGAGGCAGAGCCCGGAGCCGCGCCAGCGCGTGGTGCTCATGGCTCGGGCGATTGATGCGGTGGGGTCGACGATTGTCATCGCGAGTTCCTCTCGGTTGCGGGCGTTACTGCATACCCATGGCGATGGCGAAGTTCACGCCGCGGACGCCGACGTCGTTGGTGGTGTCGACGCGGCGGGCGCGGACCTCGACGTAGCCGGCGTGGAGGGACCAGACCATGAAGTCGGAGACCTTGTCCCAGGCGATGTCGCCGGAGTACATCGGCGCCACGGTCACCCAGTCCGGCGTGACCCCTAGGGGGTGAGCAACGGAAACGATCGAGGCAGCATCCGTGGTCGCGGCCACCATCTTGCCCCACGTCACACCGCGCAGCTTCCACTGGGTGCCGTCCCACTGCCGGCGGAACGCGCCGTTGTCGGTGTCCTGCCACACCAGGCCGGGGAACTTCTCCGCGGTCGGCAGGGCGGCCCGCTCGCCGGCCGTACCGCCGCGGTGGGACCACCCCTGCTTCGCGAACTGGGCGACGTTCGTCAGCTGCTCGGGGCCGAGCATCGGGTCTGCGTTGTCGTAGTCGGGCATCAGCATTGCGTTGCTCCTATGCTCGCCAGCGGATCGTCAGAGCGCCGCTGTTTCCGTCGTTGGCGGCGGACCAGATGTGGTACCCGCCGTGGTTCGTGCCGAGGCCTCGAGCGGCGCCGGTCTTGAGCGCATCCCCGAACGAGTTCGGGAGCGCCTTGTCGCCCGTCCCGCCCGGGACAGCGACAGCGGACGTGATCGAGGGCGGGCCGCTTTTGTCGGTCATCGTATGAAGGCCGATCGTCGGGTTGCCGCCCTGCGTCTGCACCGAGTTCACGAACACCGACACGGACAGGATCTCCGCGTTGTCGGGGATTGTGTCGGCGATGCCCGAGTAGAAGAACGCACCGATGTTGCTGTCCGAGCTGTACACGCGCGGGTTGAACCAACGCGACCCATAAGACCCGGAGTCGAACGGGAAGAACGTCTCCTGCCGTTCCACAGGTCCTCCGTCGGAGGGAACCTCGATCGGGCCGGGCTCCTCTGCTTCGGATGCTGGTTCGCCGTTCACGACACCGGCGGACCAGTCGATGATGACCCGGTCGCCGATGACGAGCTCGTCCGCGGAACTCAGGTACGGGAGCCGGTAGAACGCCCCGTTGTCGCCGGTGATGAGGACCTGGCCTGCGTCCGGCGCTTCCGCGACGACACCCCACGGGGAGCGGGCGACGGGGCCGAGGCACACCGGCTGTCCACCGACGTAAAGGAGCCACGCTTCCCACCCAACGGTGGGCCAGCCAATGAGGGGGGCGTCCTGGGTGCCCCCATTGATGTTGAACCGCCCCGTCGCGTTGACGACGTCGATGCTGGTGCACATGGCGCGCGTGACGTTCGCGAGTTGCCTCTGCGCGCCCGCGTCGGCTTTCGCCTGATCGGTTGCTCTGGTCATCGGATCTCCGCGGCTGCCAGTTCGTACGTCCACGCCGACGTCGGGGTCAGCGGGGCGGTGATCTTCGTGATCTCTCCGTCGACCTCGCGGGTGATGATCCCGCCGGCCTTCTCCTGGGCGCGGACGTAGTCGCCGAGCTCGAGGTGCGGCTGCGGGAGGGCGGTGATCTTCACGATCTTCGACTGCCGGGTGGACACGCGAGCGAGGATCGAGTCGGCGGCGTCAGCGAGCTTCTGCTGCGTGTCCCATAGCGGAGACGAGATTTTGTAGACGCGCCGCCCGTAGGGTCCGGTGACGCGCAGCGGGTCGCCCGGGTCGAGGATCTCACGCACCACGAACATGTCGTTGCCGCCAACCGAAGACGACACCTTCACGCAGTTGTACAGCTCGCTGGTCAGGGAGTCGTCCATGTCGATGACACCCTCGAAGGTGAACACCGGCTCGGTCGCCGTCAGCCATGTGTCCTTCGGCCGGCCCGTGAGAGTGCCAAGCCGCGTCATATGAGGGACGCCGCCGAGATTCGCGAACAAGGTCGTGAGTGTGTTCATGCGCTTGTCGTCGTACGCAGTCAGCGACGACGGGATGGTCTGGTCCGGGAGCAGATCGGAGACGACGATCGGCATCTCCGCGACCCGCTGAATTTCTTTCCACGTCGAACCAAGGCTCTCCGGGCGCGGGTAGTCCGGATAGACGAAGTCGTTTCCTTCGATCTTCGCGAACCGGTCCTGCAGATCGATCTGCGCCGACCACCCGATGACCTGCGCGCGCGACGGGTAGAACTTGAAGTACTCCCGCATCGACGGGACCTTCTCGATCCGCAACTGCCCGATCGTGGTCGCCCACTCCTGGTTGCCCTTCCGGTCGATGCGGTCGATGCGCACCTCCTGCCCGTACGGGGCAAGGACATCGCCCTTCCCCTTCGGGATCAGCGAATCGGAGTCCTTCGCCAGGAACACATTCCCCGAGCACTGGATGACCTGGTCGCCGTTGAAGTTCAACGTGCCACCACGCTCCGCCAGCGGGACTTCACCGCGGGACTGGCCGTCGTAGAACGCGTACGCCCTGTACTCCGCCTTGTGGGACGTCTGCAGCAGGTCAACGAGCTCAGGATCGAGGTTCAGCACGTCACACTCCCGGGGGGTTACGGATCGCGTCGAGCCACGTCGGGTAGGCGTCGATCATGTCTTGCCACGTCGGGAACGCATCGATGTACCGCTGCCACGGCACGCCGGCCATGCCCGCCTCGGTGATCGGCGACAACTGGTCGCCCTTCACCGCGAGCTCTGCGGACGTCCCGCCGAACTGGAAGCCGCCGAGGTGCTCGGAGTCCATCAGGTTGTGCTGGACCGAGGCGTAGAAGAGTGTCGGGAACGCGGGGCGCACGAACGGCGCCACCCGGAACAGGACGAATGACCCATCGAGGATGCTCACCAGGGCGTCGACTTGCTCCTGGGTGTCCGCTTTCAGGGACAGGTCCACGCCTTCGTACAGCCCGTCGGGGCCGGCGAGAGCGACGATGCGGCCACCGACGTTGTGACGCTCGACGCTCCTGGCTTTCGCGAGGCTCCCCGCGAACGTGTCCGCCATCTCGACGGCGATCGCGTTCTCCGGGTCGTACGGATCGGAGACCCACACGACGTTTCGCTCACCCCAGACGGTCGTCGTGGCCTGGCCGGTGCGACCGAGCTTGAACCCGTTGTCGTCGAACATGTCGGCGAAGTAGGTGAGCTCGATCGAGTGCGGTGCCCACAGGTCGCGGGTCGTGTAACCACCGGCCGCGAACGCTCCCACGGTTCCGGGCACCTCGGCGAGAACGTCCGCGGCACGCCACACCGTGACGGTCGCCGTGTCCGGGTGAAGGGACTCGAAAGTCACCTTCACCCGGGGCGACGGGAGGTACGAGGCCTCGAGCACTGGCTCAAACATCGGGCAACCATCCGTTCCCGTACGCGCGCGCCTCGCTCGCGTTCGCTGCGACGATCTGCTCCTGGATGATCGCGGTGATCTGCCGACCATCGACGTCCATCACGAGCGTCGCGCCGGCCAGAGAGACCTGGGGTGCGACGCTGACCTGTGTGCTACTCATGCCGGCGGAGGCGGGGACGCCGCCAAGGCGTTGCAGGGCCTCCCATGCGATGTCGCGGTTGCGCGCCTCCATCCCGGGCCGCCCGGAGATGAACGCTTCCCACCCGACTTCGGGCTCCGCGAACTTGTACAGGCTGCCGGCGCGGCCGTTGTACATGCCCTCGCCCGCGAACCCGCCATTGGCGAACGCTTCCGCCTCACGCAGGCCCTTCGCGGAGTAGTCGTAGAAGCCGCCGTCCGCGTTCCACGTCTGCTGCGGGATACCTCCCACGCTGCCGGAGTTGACCGCGTAGGACACCGCGATGGTGGCCTCGCGCGAGTTGATCCAGTCGGTCAGGGTCAGGACGTCGTCGCGCGCCTGCGCGGTGTTCGCCGCGACCTCGATCGCCTTGTACGACGGAATGCCGTAGACAGTGTCTGCGAGAGCCTGCGCCGCATCTGAGTTTCCAGTAAGCGATGTCAGCGTGTCGACGAACGTCTGCCGTCCTGACTGCAAGGTAGCGAAGTACTTGTCCGAGGCGTCCTTCGCGGACATAGTCTTCAGGTCCAGCTCAAACTGAGCCTGCGCTGCCTTTTGGCTAGAGTCGGCAAGGTCTGCGAACATGGCCGCATTGGCCGTGCCCTGCTCGGTGCCTTCCTGGATCGAGAAAATGTACCCTTCGAGGCTGCCGTTTGCCTTCTCGTACTCGTCCTGCTGACGCTTCACCTCATCAGAGATGCCCGCCAGGGCGGCCTGATAGTCAGCGTTTGCCCGGACCGCGTCCTGTCCAATCCCGTTGGCCTCGTTGATCTTGTCAATGAGTTGGGTCAGCGTGTCGAGCAGACCGGAGGCGGCGTCGTCCTGGCCGATGTACGCATCCGCGGCGTCCTGAACTGCATCGCGGTTCTTCTCCGTGGAGGATGTGCTCTCGTCCTGAGCTGCAGCGGAGTCCTGGTAGAGCGACTTCGCATTCTCTAGGGCCGTGGACTGCGAGCCGAGCGCTCCGAGCACCAAGCGGGACGAGGTGGTGTACTCGTCTGTCGTGACGCCGATCTGGTTGGCTCGACTCTGCCAGTCGCCTTCGTCGCCGAAGATGTTGTCCGGGTCGAAGGTCTTCTCGTTGACCTCGTCGATGGCCTTCTTGTTGCCTTCGATGGCCGACGTGAGGGTGCCGATGCTGATGCCCAGCTTGCTCGCCGCCTCGGACGCCGATTCCTGCTCGGAGAACGGCCCCCACCCGCCCTTCGCGGCCAGGTTCGAGGCGATGATCGCACGCGTGTTGCCGGTGACGGCGCCGGTGACGGTGTCGAGGCTCGAGGCCATGTCCTTTGCCTGCGAGGCGGCCTCTCCCTGCTGGGAGGCGAATGCTGCGAGTGCCGTGACCCCGATGCCGAGGGCAACACCCCACGGCCCGAGGAGGAATCCGCTCACCTTGCCGAGAGCGCCGCTGAGCTTGGTGAGCCCGAGAGCGTTCAGTGCGTTCCTGAACTCCACGACCTTCGGGACGGCGATGAGAGCCGCCCCACCAGCCAGGAGAAGCCCGCTGGTTACAGCGGCCGCGCCGAAGACGATGTTCGAGAAGACGGGGTCGAGCCCGTTGAAGGCGTTGATGAGATCGGTCGCTGACTGCACCATCTGGCGGAGGGTGTCGTTGGCGCCGGACCCGGTCTGGATGAGTGCCGTGTCGAACGCCCCGGAGAGCCCTTCGACGTCGCCCTTCAGGTTGTCGAGGCGCGCGGCCGCAGTCTCAGCTGCGTACCCCTGATCGTTGGTCGAGTCGATCCACCCCTGGATACCGGCTGACCCCTCTTTGTAGGCGACCGTCGCGGCCTGGATGCCGTAGGAGCCGAAGATGGTGGTGTTGTACGAGTCCTTCTCGGCCTGGGTCTTGCCCTGCAGCGACGCCTGGTACTCGCCGATGAACTGGGTGAGGGTCTTCGTCTTGCCGCTCTGGTCGTACAGCGACAGCCCGAGCTCGTCGAGAGCCTTCTGCGCCACCGACGAGGGCCCCTGGAGCGACTGCAGCATCGACTTGAACTGCGTGCCCGCCTCAGCACCCGTCAGACCGTAAGACGCCATGGCGGCGAGGAACCCGGTGGTCTCCTCGATCGAGAATCCGGTGTTGTTCGCGACCGTACCGACGTTGTTCAGGGCCTCGCCGAGGTCGTGCACGGAACCCTGCGCCTTGCCGGCGCCAGCCGCGAGAAGGTCCGCGACGTGCCCCATGTCGGAACCCTTGAGCCCGAACTGGGTAAGCGCGGACGCACTGGTCTCGGCGGCCTCCGCTACCCCCAGGCCGCCAGCTGCGGCCAGGTTTAGGGCGCCAGCGAGACCGCCGGACAGGATGTCCTTCGTCGAGATACCGGCCTTGCCCAGTTCCTCGACAGCGTTCGCCGCTTCCGTAGCGGAGTAGACCGTAGAGGCACCCGCGTCGAGCGCCGCCTGCCGGAGCGCCGACATGTTGGACTCGGTCTCGTGCGTCGCCGCGTTCACCTGTGACATCGCCTGGTCGAAGTCCGCGAACTTCGTCACCGCGAGCGTCAGGCCGGCCGCCATGAGGCCACCGGCGAGGAGCATCGAACCGCCGAGGAGGTTGAACGCTTCCCTCTTCTGAGCGAGCTTCTCGGCCTCTGACCCCGCCTCGCGGGTCTTCGAGGCCATCCGCTCGACACCACTGACGTAGTCGTCGACGATCGCGGTGTACTTGACTGCGTTGGTCCTGGTACCCAAGAAAGGCCTCCTCTTGAGTCGGACGCGGCGTCTACGCCGGCGGTTTGCTGCGGTAGCGCTTCACCACGGTCATGTGCTTGCCGTTGAGGTTCTCGTCGGGGTTCTCGGCCTTGAAACGGTCCAAGGCGTCGAGTTCGGCTTTCTCTACCCAGTCCGTTTCAAGCCCGGCGCCGACGAAGTAGAACTCACCGGCGGCGTTGGCTGGGTTCGCCTCGTTCGACATGGCTTCCTCGAGCGGGAAACCGTGGCGGTTCCGGAGCTCGTCTCGGCGGGACGCGAGCGCGAGGTCGATGTCCTGGCGGGTGAAGTCGGGGTCGTGCACAGTCACCGACTTCACGAGCAGGCCGGCGTCGTCGTACATGTACGTGGTGGCCTCGCGCCGAGGCCGGCCGGTCAGTCGGCTGTGGGAAGTTCCGAGCTCGCGGGCGAGTCGGAGTTCTTCCCGGAGGAGTCCTCCGACAGCAACGCTTTTTTTGCTGCCTTCACCCGCTCATTCGGGGTGTAGTAGTTGACGCCCCAGAAGACGGTCGCGAGCATTTCGAGGTCGCGACCCTTGAACTTCGCTAGGGCCCGCTGCCACTGCTCCTCGCTGAGTTCACGAACGGTCCCGTCGCGGAGCACGCGTCGGATGTAGTTCGCTGCGATCTTCTTGGAGGCAGCGTGCGCGTTGAAGCCCGTGCCGCTGTCGACCCTCGATCCCATGCGGGGAGGGTTCGTGGCGGTGAGGTCGTTGTACTCGTCGCCGGGCATTTGGAGCAGCCGGAACGTGATGAGGGTCTTCCCGAGCATCACGTCGAAGTCGACGTGCTCGGAATCTTCTCCGCCTGCCTCGTCGAGGATTGCGTCGAAGTCGTCTTCGTTGATCATGGTTGCCACCAGATTTCTGCCACCGGTACGGTTTGGAGCCCCGCCGGGCGCTCCGGTGGCGTGTTACGCCCGGCGGGAGTTGATGGGTCAGGCGACGAGGGTCTGCGCCTCGAGGTACCCGCCCGGCTGCACGTACAGCGACTGCGAGGTCGTGTAGAGGCCGTCGGTTGCCGGCGCGTCCTTGCGCTGCCGGCCACAGGTGACCTTGACGGTGTCGACCTTCTGGCCGACCGCCCACTCGGTGGCGTTCGGGAGGATGTCGCGGTACACGATCGTGCCGGAGACGCCGAGCTGCAGAGCCGCCTTCGCAACGTCCGCGACGGTCCCGAATACGTACTTCAGGGCGATGGGCCCGTACTTGGACGAGCCCGGCTTTGAACCCTGCACGCCCTGGGTGAGGCGCGGGTCGTTGACCTCGGTCTCCGCGATCGGGAACGACCACCCGTCGGGGGTCAGCGAGTACGTGATCAGCTTCGTGGTGTTCGCGGTCAGGACCGCGACGGACAGCGCGTTGTTGCCGTCCGGCACGAACGCGATCCGCAGGTTGTCGGTGGTCTGGACGGAACCGGGGGTGGTTTCAGTCGTCATGCTTTCTTCTCCTCTACAGGCGGTGCCACCGGACCTTCATGGGATTCCGTCGCCTGTACCGGCTCGGGAGTGCCAGCGCCATCGGTGACGCTGGAGTTCTTGGGGGCGTGATGCTCCTCGACGAGGGCGATCAGGTCGGCGCGGGACTCCGCAGCCGACGTGTCGAGCCCGAGCTGCTCGGCGTAGGTGCGCCACTCGGATTCGCCGGAGCCGGCGCCGGACTTGGGCGGCTCGATGGTCTCGGCGGCGATCACGGGGGGCCGCTGGTAGAACGACGTTCCCTCCTCGAGGGCGGTGTAGTCGTCGGGGTTCTGCTCGAACACGATCAGGGGGATGTCGTACTCGTTGCGGGTGTACCGGTCGAGGACACGCTTGTACTCGGTCGTCATGATGTGGCCTTTCGTGAGGTGAGGATGTAGTCCTCGTCAGCGAAGAAGAGGATCGGGGCGACGTCTTTGGCTCGGGTCGGCTCGTCTGCGCCGTCGAAGACGATGGGTGCGCAGTCGCGACCTTGGACAGTCGGTTTCTGACCGAGGAGGAGCGGGCGCACGACATCCGAGGTGCGGCGCACCCCGTTGGCGGTGGTCGCGACGATGCGCAACGCGATGTCGTAGGTGGCGTCCGAGTCGACGCGCTGACGCGCGGTGTACCGGTTGGATGTGAGCTCGCGGAGCGCCATCGCGAGAACGACGTAAGTGCCCTCCCGGACAGCGCCACCGTCGTCGAGGACCGTGTCGACTACGGTCAGTCGGCTGTCGGCCCGCAGCAACGCCTCGACGGCTTCGTAGTGGTCGGCGTCGCTCATACGTTCCTCGCCCTCTCGGACTGTTCGATCGCTATCCCGACCCGCTTCTCGAGCTCGGTCTCGACGAACTTCGCGGTACGAGTGATGGAGTCTCGGCCGCCGCCTGGCACTGGGCCTTCGAGAATTCCGAGGGAGGGCTGCAGCCCGCCGGAACCGGTCTTGCCTCCGCGGTCGAGGTTCGGGCCGATCTCTCCGCTGTACGTTCCTTCGCCGCCGACCGTGCCGACGCCTGTGAGGTCGAAGTCGATCGATCCGGCGTAACCGCGCGTGCGGCGTCCTGCCGCCTTGCGGGCGTCCGCGGTCCAGAACTTCTTGCCCTCGAGGCCTGTCTGCTGAACCGACTTCTGAACCTCTTTGGGCACGAGGTCTGCCAGGCCGGTGAGGTCCGCCGCGTACGCGAAGATGCTGCTGGCGTCGGCCCCGATGTCATCCGGCACGGCGACCTCCTAGGAGTACTCCTCGACCCGGTAACGGCGCGACGCGGCGAACGATTGCGCCCCTGCGAGTCCGGCGACGCGAACCTTCCGACCGACCAGCGACGGATCGTGCAGGGACGTGACCCACTCGAGGACGTCCCCGGGTCGGATCGCAGCGGACGCCGCGGACACGGGGAAGCTCGCGGTGGAGTCCTGGGAGATGATCAGCTGCGAGGCCGAGTCGAAGTCTCTCTGGATCGCGTTGACGCCCTTGGACTTGAACGGGCCCTCGTAGATCGTCTGCCCGCCGGCCACGTCGTTCTGGAGCGTGTCGTCGTTCCACTGCTTGGTGCCGCCGCGCAGCACCTTGCACGTGTCGGTCATCTGCGACTCGGCCTTCCGGCGGGCCTGAGCGGCTTGACTCGCGGTGACCATCAGCGTTCCATCTGGAGGGAGTAGATCCCGCCCTCGACGACCTGCGCGCGCGGGCCGAGGCGACGCTTCTCATCGTCGGTGAGGTACAGCTGCCCCGACGAGATCGTGGTGTCGATGGTCTCGTTGTAGGTGTCATCGCCCCACTGGCGTCGCCCGTCCGGGTTCCGCAGTTTCCGCTCGACCATCGACGCGAGCACGTCGACGACGTCGGCCTCGTCGAGGTGACCCGGGAGGCTGTCGTCAAGTTCCATACGGGCTTCGACGCCGGGGATTTCCGCGCGGACGATGTTCCAGGAGCGGTCCAGCCATGTGGCGGCCGCGGTGAGTTCATCGGCGGTGAGGGGGCGCTCCATGCCCTTCTTGACGTCTTCGACGCTTGCTGGGTTCGTCATGACGCGCCCCCTCTCCTGCTACTTGGTGACGACCGACGACTCGCCGGTCTCGATGTTGCGGCGGATACGGACGACGGTGCCGTCCGGCTTCGTCGCGTCGTACTCCTCGAAGCGGTCCTTCTTGGTGTCGCGCTTCGGCTTCTCGGCCTGCTTGACGGGAAGGACCCCGTTGACGGTGCCCTGCTTCAGCGCCTCCTGGGAGGGCTGCGGGATCACCGTGGAGGCGATCTCGGTCGGGTCGGTGGTGTCCGCCGGGGCATCGCCCGGGGCCACGGTCGACGGCTCGGTGACGTTGTCGTCGAGCCGCGTCTCGGTCGGCGTCTCCGCCTCGGTGGTTTCGGCGGGCTTGTCCGCCGTGGTGCGTGCTGCCATGATCGTTTCCCTTCTGGTCAGCCGTTGAGGATGCCGGTGAGGCGGGCTGCGGCCTGGCCGCCGAACACGCCGAGCCCGCAGTAGAACTCGATGCGGGTGCGGTAGACGGGCTGCGACTGCAGGAGGCCGAGGTCATCGACCATGACCCCGCCGTTCGTGAGGCCGGTGACGCCGCGGTCGGTCTCGTCCTGACCGAACTTCACCGCGTAGATCGAGGACGCGACGGACGAGGAGCCCTGCGTCTCGGTCTGCGGGAGGATCGCGGTCCCGGAGAGGTTCGCTCCGGGGTCGAGGACGGGGATGCCGTTCCACTGCAGGACGCGCTTGCCGGTGGCGTCCTCGCGGACGGTGTCGGTTCCGCCGATGCGGCGGCCGGCGGACCGGATCTTGGCCTGCAGCGCCGCGTTGGCGTAGATGGCGCCGTTCTCCGCGCTGATGCCGGGGACGGCGGCGAGGAGGTTGTCGAGCGCGTCGAAGAACGCGTACGAGTCGGTGCCGCCGTTGCCGACGACGGGGATGCCGTTGGTCGCAGCGGAGATGACCTGCGCGCCGGTTAGGCGCTTCTTCAGGCCATCGAAGGCCTTGGTGTCGACGGTGACGTCGCCGTTGAAGAAGGTGTCCTGGAACTTGTAGGACGCCGCCTTGACCTTCAGCGCGGTCTGGACCGCGCGCTGGTCGTTGAGGTTGCCGCGGGTCTGGACGATGAACCGGTCCACGTCGGCGTCGCCACCGAGGATGACCAGGGACTCCGTCTTCTGGTTCACGGTACCGGTCGACTCGGTGTAGGCCTCGTTGACGGCACGGAACGCGACGCCGGGGAGGGTGGCCTCCTCGTTGTACGCGTACGCGTTGCCCTCGATGGGCATGAGCGGGAGACGGTCGAGAACAGGCGACACCTGCACGAACGTCTCGATGACGCCGCGCTGCAGAGAATTCTGCGACAGGAGCGCGGACTGAGGGAGAGTGACAGCCATGGCGGCTGCCTCCTTTCAGGTTGGGCTCCTCCGCGGGGCAGGGAGCGATCTATTTCTTGGAGCTGTCCGCGTAGGCCGCCGCCATTCGCGGAGTGCCGGGCAGGACGTTTTCCGGCTTGTTGCCGGAGCCTCGGGCCCCGATGCCGGCGGATCGCCAGTCGGGGGTGTCGTCGTCGGGGTTCTTCACCAGGTGCGGCTTCTTCTGCGCGAGAGCTTCGAGGAGCTTCTTCACCGCGGCCGTGTCGACCTCGTCGTTGTCGTCGACGTCCACATCGGCGAGGGCGTCGGAGTCGAGGAACGCGAGCGCGTCCTTCGGGTCGTGGAAGCCGAGCGTCGCGGCCTGCTCACGCACCGCACCGGCGCGGAACTTCGCCGCGGTCTTCTCGCGGGCGTCAGCCTCGATCTCCTTGCGGAGCCGCTTCTCGATCGAGGCCTCGTCGGGGGCCTTGCCGGCGTTCTTCTCGTCGACGATCGCCTTGATCTCGTCGGGGGTGAGGCCGAGCTCGGAGTAGGCCTTGAGGTCAGCGCTGGCGGCCTTCAGCCGGGCCTTCGTGCGCTCGAGCGCCTGGACGCCGGGGGCGCCGAGCTTCTCGTCGCCGTCGCCGCTGTCTCCGTCTCCGGAGTCGCCATCGCCGCCCGCGCTGTCGCCCGCGTCACCGCCGGCGCCGCTGCCGTCACCTCCTGCATCGAGGAAGCGGAGCCTGGGCCGGTTCGGGACCGGGGAGAGGATGCCTGCGTAGGCGGGGGTGGGGACGGTGCAGATGGACATGCGGTATCTCCTTGCGAGATGGTGAGGTGGCCCCCTTGCGGGGCCGGTGATGTGCCGCCGGGTGGCGGGGTCAGAGGATGCCGAGGAGCTTCGCGAGAACACGGACTTGCTCCGGTCCTGAGGCGAGCTTCTCGATCTGTCGGCGGTAGTCGCTTTCGACCAGGGCTTTGAGCTCCGGGGTCAGCGGGTTGCGGAGGCTGTTCGCCGCGAACGGGTTCGAGCCGCGCTTGACGGCCTCCATGCGGAGGTACGCCGTGTGCAGTTTCCGTTCGGCCGCGGTCTGTGTCGCGGGCTCGAGCGGGTTCCGCACACCGGTGCGGATCGCCTCCCGGTACGCGATCGTGGAGCCCTTGCGGGTGCCGCCGCGCCCGAGGGCGCCTGCTGCGAGGTCGCCGAACTCGGATGGGACGTTCCCGCGCAGGTTGCCGCCGGCGACTTGCTCGCCGGTGATGAACCCGTTCTTGCCCATCAGCTCGATCGCCTCATCGCGCGTCCGAGCGGACAGGTAGATGTCGTCGATGGTCATGTCTGCAGGCGAGTCCCACTTCCGGGACTGCCACCCGCGGTTCCGGCCCGGGGTGCGTTTCAGTGCGGCGTCAGAGAGTCCGCGGGAGCGGACGTTCACGACCCGGTACATGTCGGCGCCGTCACGGATCGCCTGCGCGTCGTTCTTGCCGAAGAGTCGGTTCTGCTCAGCCTCCGGCATCCCGTGGAACATGGCGTACGGGTCCGTGGTGAAGTCGCCTGCCATCGACTCCGAGGAGGGGATGTGGCGGCAGTCGCAGTCCCGGTGCGCTTGGAAGCCCTGGTTCCAGCGGAACCATTTGCCTGCGAGCATGATGCAGAACTTGCAGGACGGCGGGTTCAGCATCCGCACCCAGCCCTGAACCTTCGGGCGAGCCGTGATGTCAGCTGCGACAGCCTGCCGGTTCGCCGACCGCACCGCGTCCAGGACGGCTTCTTGGAGCCACTGGCCACCGGCCGCTAGCGCAGCTCGGGAGGTTGCTCCGGAGCCGACGACGGTTTTGCTCTTGTACACCGCTCCTTGGAGCAAGTTCTCGAGCGGCCGCCCGTCATCCGTGGTCCCTTCGAAGCGGGCCGGGTTGACCCTGACCTGCGCGGGCGCGTCCTGCCCCGTCTCGGCGAGCACGAGGGGGACGTACGCCAGCCCGGACTCTGCAGCTTGACGCTGCCCGCCGAGGACCGTCGCGAACAGGTCAGCGGCGATATCCATGTAGGACAGGTCGAAGTTGTCGCCCATCCCCCGCCGCCAGATCCGGCCGGCCTCCGAAGCGGTAGCGACGGAGATGAGCTGCTGATCCTGGTAGTGGTCAACCGCCGTCTGCGGGAGCGCCATCGGTGTCCACCTGGGTCAGTTCGAGGGGCTGCTGGAAGGACCGTGAGGCTGCGAGAAGCCGGTTGGAGTACGACTCCTCCTCGGCCATCTCCATCCACCGGTCGACCTTCTGCTTCGTCGCGCCCGGGATCATCTCGAACGCGGCCTGCTTCGGGAAGTCGATCGACACGAGCTTGACGACCGCGTCGACGATCTGCGCGAACGAACGCGCCTCCGCGTCGGCCCACACCGTTTCCGAAGTGGTCGAGAAGTCGTCGCTGTTGCCCATTGCGTACCAGCCGAGTTCCGCGAGGTCCTCGTTGCCTTCACCCGCTGCGAGCTCGAGCTCCTGCACCAGCGAGGCCAGGGTCGACTCGGCGCCGGCGAGGGCATCCCCGGAGATGTTGGACATCTGCGACAGGAGGTACTGCGGCGGGATCTGAGCGATCGCGAAGAAGTTGACGACGAACTCCTTGTGCATCGTCACGTAGTTCGCGAGGTTCGACTCGGGCAGGTCGAAGACCTTCGTCTCGCCTCCCGGGAATGCGAGCAGGCGGTCGACGCCCACACGGCCCGGGTTGTTGAGAATCGGGACCGCGTTGCCGTTCGCGTCGACCACAGGCTCGCCGGTGTTCGGGTCGCGCTTGTAGAGGAAGTTTCCGTCCTTGTCGGTGGCGCGCGGGTCGAACCCGGTGACGATGCGCTGCCGGTACGCGGAGAACTGCATCGCGAGGAGCATGTTGAAACGGATCGTGTTGATCGCGTTCTGCGCGGGGATCAGCGAGTCGATCGCCGACCACGGGCGACCCTTCGAGTCCGGCTTGTAGTCGTACAGGGCGAACGGGGGCCGGCGCATCGGGTGGCGTCCGAAGAAGACGATCTCCCAGTTGCCGTATTCCCCCACTCCGCCCTTCTCGAACCGCGTGATGGTCTTCGCGTCGTAGACGATCGCGACGGATCGGGTGGTCGTCGTGTTGCCCGGCAGAACGAAACCGCTCGGCAGCGTGAGCGGCGAGGTGAGCTCGAACGTTTTCACCACCCACAGGGGCGTGAACGGGTCGTCGGGGTCCATCTCCACATGGATGCTGCCGAAGTCCTCGGGGCGCACGATCGGGCGCTTCTTGTCCGCCTTGTTCGGCCACACCGACGCGACCCCGCGCCCGTGGAGCATCATCGACGAGTAGATGAGCGCCTGCCGGCTGTCCATCTTGTTCGCCTGCCACACGCCGTTCCAGATGGCCTCGTCAGCCTCGTCGCCCTTGGCGGTGCGGAACGAGTCGACGCGCATCCGCTGGATCGGCGCACCATGGGCGATACCGATCCAGTTAGCGACCGACTGCTCCCGCAGGTCCATGTACTCCGCGTTCACGCCCTCAGGGGCGAACGGGAGGGCGTGCTCGCCGCGGATGTAGTCCTCGCGCAGATTGACCGCGGTCTGCTTCTTCGAGATCTCAGAGAGCCCGACAGCGAGACGCTCCCGAGCTTCCTGCTCCTGAGCGGCAGTGATGCGAGCCATGCTGCCCCCTAGAGCTAGTTGAATCCGAAGAAGGTCGTCGACACTTGCGGGGTCTTCCGCTTGCCGAGGTCGCCGGCGGCGATCGCGTCGAGGACCGCCTCGTGCGCCAGAGTCGACGACATCGAGAGGTCGATCTTCTGCTGGTCCGAGGCCTTGCCGAGGATGTACGTGTTGCCGGTCCGGGCCCGCTCGACCGCGTTCCGCATGTGGATCGCCGTGAACTGGCAGTCGTCGTGACTGAACTGCGACGTCTCGTTGATGATGTCCGTCTTGATCCGCTCGAGCGCCGCGTGCATCGGCTTCACCCGGTACGTGGGCCACTCGATGACGACCTTGTCGCCGTACTTGCCCTGCAGGTGGCTGATCTCCGACCCCCACAGCGGCGGGTCGAGGTAGGCGCGCACCACGTCGTAGTTCGCGAAGATCTCGTCCCACGCGGCCATGACCTCGGCGCGCGGCACCCGGTGCGCCGGCCAGACGGCCGGGTTCCAGATCGTTCGCCTCGAACCGTTGTGGTACACCGGCGTGAACTGGTGCTGGTCGAAGGTCTCGAGCCGGATGCCTGTCCAGTCGTCGACGTCCGAGCCGTCGAACCCGGCACACACCGGGACACCCTTCGGCCGGTCGCGGACCTGCAGTTTCGCTTCCCACTGGCCCGGCTGCAGCCAAGCACCGGAACCCATCGATGGGATGTTCCCGAAGAACCGGCCCGCCTGGTTCGGGTCGCGCTTGATCAGCTTCGCGGCATCCGACTCGATCCGCTCGAGGTTCACCCACCCTGAGACACGAACCCCGTTGCGGTTCAGCTTCAGCGCGGAGTCGCCGTAGACGATCTTGTGGATGCGCTGCCGGTCGGCCTTGTTCGTGTACGACAGGTTCACGGGGGCGCGGGTGTGGTCGACGTAGACGTCAGATTCGCCCGACTCGGCGAGTTGCTGAGCGACGCTGTTCTCCGCGAGGTTCCAGCCGTTCGTAATCAGCACCGCACGGCCACCTGTGCCAGCGAGGCCGCGGTACTGGGTGTCCGCCAGCCATTCGAGTTGCGAGCCACCAGGCCACGTCCCTGGCTCGTCCTGAGGGACGAACGTGACGCGGGCGCCGAGTCGAGACAGGGCCTTCGACGTGACCGGCTCGATCCACCCGCCACCAGGCAGGTTGATGCGAGTCTGACCCGTGTCCGGGATGACATCAGCCAGCGGGCCGAGGTCGATCATCGGAAGCAGCGCCTTGTAGACGTTGTCGGTCTGGTCCTCAGACGAAGCCGTCGGCTGAATGATCGCAGTCGGCCACGGTCGGCCCACCGGCTCCCCGTCAGCATCCCAGCCGGCGAACACGACGGGCCCGACAGCCTCAGCGCAGATCATGGCCGCGATGAACGGGGACTTGCCCCACTTCTGCGGCCTCACCAGCATCGAGCGGGTGTGCTGCCACGCTGTTTCCCAAGCGTGCGGGTTCGCGTCCGGCTTCAGCCGGTAGTGGTGAACGAGGAACGTCCACATCTCATCCGTGAGCAGGTACGGGTCGCCCGCGAACTCCCGGTCAGGGATGACGCAGTGCTCCTCGATCCACTCACCGACCTGCCACCCCAAGGACGGGAACTCACCGGCGTACTCGGGGGCACGCCACGGCATCAGCCGACGATCTTCAGGGCCGCACGCTTCGTGCCCGCCCGCGTCTGCTGCTCCGGACGCTCGTCGCGCTTCTCGCTGACCTCATCGCCGACGACCTCCCACAGAAGAGAGCGCATCGCCTTCGGGTTCAGCCCCAGCCGGTCCTCGAGCTGCCGGACCTCCGCGAGGATCGTGCCCTTCGCATCCGGCACCTCGACCTCAGAGAGCAGGAGCGCGTACCGCGCGACCGTGCGCGTCCACCCCATCCGCTCCCACGCCACCGACTGCGGGGTCTGCCAGAGCTCGACCCATGTCTCCGGCTCATCGACAGCCGAGATGGGCCATGCCGGCGCGTCACCAGTTCGACCCTCCGCTGGCAGCAGAGTCTTGCCCACTGCAGCGTTACGGCGACGTCGAGTAGCAGGATCTTTCGCTGCGGGACCAGGCATGAGATGACCTCCAGAAGCCTTGCGCTTCGATGACCCGGGGCGGCCTTGCGCCGCCCGGTTTGCGCCCGGACCGAGAACCCTCAAACCCGTACACAGCTTTTTTCCCATCACCGGCGGGGTTCTGTCCGACCGCGTCGAGGGGGTGCCCCCCAGGGGTGAGGTTGCCTCACCTGTGGGCTTTGCGCCCGGCTTCTGAGAGGTTGCAGTGCACGTGTTCTGGTCCCGTGTGGGCTGTGCGTTCGTTGTTGTGTCCTAGGTGCCAGTCGGAGCCGGTGGTGATGGGGTGACCGCATTTGGCGCAGGGGATGTTGCCTCGGGCTACCTTGGGTGCCCACTGGGCTCGGAGTCTGACGTGTGTGCTGTCGTATCCGCGTTCTGTTCGTGTGCCGCGTCGTCGTTCGTGTGTTGCGCGGTGGTGGGGGCAGCGGGTGCCTTGGGTCTTGTCGAACAGTTCGGGGCATCCTGGTTCGCCGCATACCCGGTAGGTCATGGCTTCCGCCTGTCGGTGCGTGCGTGTCGCGTCTGTCCTCGGTCACGTCGTTGTGGTCGGGGTGTGGCGGGTGGGAGTGGGGCTTGGGTGGGGAGCGTGAGGGGGGGGTTCGCTCAGGTGCCGGGGGTATCTGTTCCAGAGGGCCCTGCTGGTTCCGGAGAGGGGGTGGGGGTCTGCCAGTCGTAGAGCGGGGCTCCGAAGCCGTCGTATCCGATGACGTCGCCCACTCCGCACCGAGCGCATCCATCACGCCGGGTGGGAAGTCGCTGTCAGTGCTCATTTGCGGTCGTAGTATCCGAGGTCGTAGAGGCGGTCGACGAGCTTGGCCTCGAGGTCGGAGTGAAGGTGCGCGTAGACCTCGTTGTAGTGGGTGAGGATCAGGTCGGTGCGGATCTTCTTCGGCAGCGTTGATCCGTAGATGGCTGTCGCTGCGTGGTGCACCTCGTGGCCGACGACCTCAGCGCTGAGCGCGCCACGCCAGAGTCGGATGATGACGAGGGTGACGCGACCCGCTGAGTAGTAGGCCTGCGTGACTGCTGCGGCATCGGAGTTGTCGTTGCCGTTGAACCGGGTGGACGCTTCGCGCATCTCGTTGAGCTCGTCGTAGACATAGACGCGCACCCATCGACGTTCGCCAGTGCGGCGCGTCGACAGGCGGATCAGCTTGGCACTCATGGTGACGCCTACAGCCAGAGGATCGAGGCCGTGTTGATGACCAGGTGCACGGTGTTGTCGACGATGATCATCAGCCATGTCGACAGCCAGACAGGGGTAGAGGCGGCGTATCCGCCGTTGGCTTTTGCCTCGGCCCACGAGTACCGGAAGGACTTCGGCGCGACCTGGTTCAGCACCCATATCAGCTGCTTGACCAGGCGGAAACGATCGATGACTACGTGTGTGGAGCCGATGACCAGAAGCGCCACAACCGATGGTTGCAGGATGACTGCGTACATCGCCGTGTAGACGCTTCCGTGGATGACGGCCGGAAGCCACCGCGATGTCTTGGTATTGGCCATCCAGTTGTTCTGGAAGACGTAGTCGCCTAGCAGGTGCGCGAGCACGATACCGATGGCAGTCACATTGGCTCCTACACGGGTCGACCAGGACGGTGGTGGGCGAGCAGGTGCACCTACGCCAGCGGGCGATCATGGGGCCCTTCGCGGAAGGAAGTCACAAGGACCGCGTTGACTCGCCCACCTGTGTGCCCCGATGGGGAGGGGTTCGCGTTCTCGTCACCGGTGGGTTCGTATTGGGCCGGCCGGTGTGGACCGCGATCTTCTCAGCAATCCTGCGGGGCGCTTGTCGAGTGGTGTTCCGGTGAGGAACGCGAAGCTGTTGGGCTCGGACGCCAGCTATCCGACGACGTCCGAGGTACATTCGCGGCCGGTGCGCGCCTGGCTTGATGCAGCGTCTACGTGTGCCGTTCGACGCTGCGCGGGTACCAGGTCCCGTCGCATACCCGGCAGGAGTCGAACCTGCGACACCCCGGGTTGGAGCCGGGTGCTCTGGCCTCTGAGCTACGGGCATAAGCCGATCGCCCGAGCATCACGCCCGTACACAGCGACCGGTCGTAAAACGGAAAAAGCTCCGCGTTAGCGAGGGCCCTTCGTGAAGGCAGAGCTGGGGGAGCGCTAACTCCATGGGCGGGAACGCACTGCCGGGAATGGCAAAGGTCGGCGTCGGCGACCCAGCCATAGATCGCCTACGGCAATCGTAGGGACGTACTGGTGCATCGCTCTACCGGCAGCGCCGATTCGTGCCAAACGTCTGTGGCGCGATCTGCCACATGGTCCCCGCAAGCGCCGGTTGGAATCGAAACGATAGGCTCAGTTACAGGGGGTTCGGCGTACGCACGAAGCTGTGACAACGCGTCGACAGGGGTTCGAAAGGTACACCGTGAGAGAGACATCCATCGGGCTCGGAAGTATTCAGTTCCTCTTCACGGCCCTGCTCGTTTGCGTGCTCGTCTATCTGGCGCTCGGAGTCGGTGTAATCGCACTGGCTTGCTGGGCAATCTTCCATCTGGCTACGACCCGGTCAGCGGCCGTCGTGGTGCGAGCCGGGTCTGTCGCGGCGGGTGGGGTCGACGCGCAAGAGCGTGTCAAAGAGGTGACGAACATTCCAGCGCTCATCGCCGCAGGTCTCGGAGCGGTTGCTGGCGTGACGTTCCTGGTGGGCCTAACCTCGTGGCTCGGTGTCGCCCTAAGCGTGCTGGCTGCACTTGCCGCTGCCTACGCGCTTGTCGCTTCCACAGGTGCCTCAAGGGCTACCTCATTCGCGATGAAGGGCACGCTTGTGATGGGTGCTGTTCTAGCGCTTATTGCTCTCACGAACACGTGGACAAACGCCCCGATCACCCTCTACGGAGATCCCGCGGGGGAGCAGCAGGGCACGTTCACGACCATCGCTGAGTTCCAGGCTGAGCTACCCTGCATCGACGAGCCTCGCGTTCCAGCCGCAGGCGAGCAGAAGCTCTTCAAGATGGAAATTTCGTCCTTCGTCGCGACTGCGAGTTGCTCGATCTCAGACGACAAGGATGCGCGTGACGTCATATTCGTTCAGGCATCGAGCGCAGACGATCTGGAAAGAATCTTTGCCTCAGGCGTCATAGAAGCCGGCAAGCTCCATGACAACCAAATCTGGGTTGAGCGAGACGGCGCGATCGCGGTAGTCACGTCAGATGAGGCGTCGGGAGATCTCGCCCAGGACGCAGGGACGACATGGATCAGTCTCCGGGACGAGAAGCCTCGGCGATCGCAAGACTGAGACCACCGCACCACGGCACACCCGCGAGAACGACTGTCGCCCGCCGGCCTCCCAACTCGTCGTCTTTCGCGTCGCACGAGCTCGACCTACCGCTCCCATCTTGTCCGCACCTCTGGCTCGGCCAAGAGCACTGCCCTATATCTACTGAACAGGTCAGTTGCCCTGATGTACCGGCGCCCCTGAACACGCTGAGCGGGCAGCCCCATCCGAAGCCACCGCTCGATGGTGTCGCGGGACCGCCCGATCTCCCGAGCGGCCTCCGCGATTGTGAACCAACCATCAAGCTGCGGTGAAGAGATCCGCATACGCCCCATAGTCCTTCGGATCGACAACCCAGCGGCAGTGCCCGCACACCACCTGCATGTCTGTACTGTCACCGGCCGGTGGCAAGACTTTGACCTCCTTGCGCCCACACACGGGGCACTCACGGTTCACGGCCGCGATCACCGCACGCGGCTCGATCGGCCAGCGACCCATCAGCGGAAACACACCCGGGGCATCGTTCCAACCCCAGCAAAGGTCGTCATGGAACTCCCTCACGACGGGCAGGTATGCAATCGACTCAAGGTGCGTCGAGAACCAGCCCGCCATCTCGCGAACTAGATCGTGCGCGACTGCCACTGTCACCGGACGGAATCCCTGAACCTCTAGGAAGTTCGCCCAAACCGCCGGCCTCGGCTGTCGCACTCCCAACTCGCCCCCGATGACCTCCGTCCACGACACCAGCTTCGCGTACAGCGTGTCAGCATCATCTAGCGCCGCCACCGAGATCGGCAGCTGCGGCTCCGACCGCCCAGCCCTCGGCATCCCATCGCTCGAGCCTGCGCTCGGAATGACGTTAGCGCGGATGTTGGCCACGAGCCCCGGAACGATCGTCAACGCGTGGGAGAGGCGATAGAAGCACGAATCGCACAACAACCCATGCCGGGCTCCCATCACCAACGGCTCGTCCGACTCCTCGGCGCCGCGAAGCACACACCCCCGCACGCACGGCATCTCACTCGACTCAGATCTCGTCACTTCAATTCCTCCTCTGTCTCACACATGAACGAACCCTCTGCTTTCCCTCTGATCAACTCGACCGCCGGCCCGCAGTCACGACGCAACCCTTCCCGACCCAGGCACTACAACCGGCCACGAGGTCACTTTCGCCTCAGCTATCCCTTGCCTGTCCTTGCCTGTCCTGTCCTTGCCTGTCCTGTCCTCCTGCGACCCCGTGACGTCACGCGTGACATCCGCTGTGACGACCTCCGTGACTTTCGTTTTCCGTCGCTCTCTCTCGTTCCTTTTTCGCGTCCGATTCCCCGCCCGACGCGCGTTCACGACCTCTGCTAGTTCTTGTCCCATGAGCTCCCAATTCGGAACGAAGACGGTCCCCTCGTCGGGCGCCCACAGGCCCGCCTTGATGAGCTCGGCTGTCGTGGCTGAGTCAACGCCCTCAGGGTGGAGGAACCGCATCGCTCTGGGTGGAATCTTGCCGTCGGTGCCGGCTTCGTTGCTCCACATGAGCGATCCGGTGAAGGTCCGCCACGCGCGATCGGAGAGCCCATCCATGCGCGGGTCCGTGAGCCACCGTCCGGGCAGTCGTGCATCGGTCACCCGGTCACCTCCTCTCAGGGGGCAGGTGACCCAAATGGGTCACCTGCCCCGGTTGATTACTTCCGAGAGGCCCACTCGGTGAAGAAGTCCTCATCGACGTAGATCTCGGCGACGTAACTGAGGATGTCGTTGACCAAGTCGGGTTCAGGCGTGCCGGTCTTTTGGATGGTCTCGAGGTGGTGATCGATGATCGACAGGACGCCGATGAGAACGGTGCCGGCGGTAGTGTCGGATGAGCGCTCATCGGCATCCACGATGGAAGCGATGATCTTGGGATAGGTGAGCATTAGAGGCCTTCCTGGCGGACGATGGAGATGAGGTAATCGCGGCCGACTTCCTCGACCTCGGCGGATGCGAGGAGGAGGTGGCGGGCGCATAGGCTGGTCTTGATGTCGTCGGGAATTTCGCGCTGGCATTCCTCGCCGCGCGTCACGACCGTGCATAACTGCTTCCGGGCCATCAGGCAGCCACCGCCTCGGTCGCGTTGAGCTTCTCGCATTCGATCGCGAGCCACGAGATGTCGTTGCAGAGCGAACGGGCCACGAACACGTCGAGCTCGTTGCTGGCAACCTCAACCTCGACCTTCCACGGTCCGGCCGTCTCGCGGACCATCGCGAGTTCGTAGCCGGCCAGGTGCTTGATGGTGTCGGACCGGTGGATTACCATCGGCGTTCCGAGTTCGGTGGTGTCGTCGTACTCGTGCCAGGTTTCGGCGCAGCGGTCGTCGGTGCAGGCTGTGACCCGCCAACCATCACGGTCAAGCCACTTCGTGTCCGAGGTCCAACCCAGCCAGCCGGTCTGAAAGACTTCGCTTCCATCGCTCGAGTCGATGCGAATCTTGAGCTTGTCGAAGGCGGCGCACCAGGCCCGGCCGGCGCAGAAGTTCTCAACAGCGACTCGGATTCTCTCCAGGCCAACCGCATCCAAGCCGTCGGATGCGGTCACGATGATCTGCTCGATCCGCGTGTTGATAGTCAACACGCATCCCGGCAAGAACCAAGTTCCGTCGTCGTTGCGTTCGGGAGCGCAGATCCTTTTCGTCGAGACCTTTAGGACGATTTCGTAGTTGGCGAAGCGAGCGGCGAAGTCGACCTGCTCGGGGGTCATAGTGCTGGAGCCGGTGGTGGGTGATACTTTTGACACAATCTCTTCCTTCCCAGGTTCTGATTCGTTCCCCGGGGCTGTTGGCGCAGCTGCCGGGGATTCTTCTTTGGTGCGGATGTTCACGCTGAGGCCTGCTCGAACTGCGCGGTGATCCACGCGTCGATATCGGCTTGCCTGAACATGCGCCGGCCTCCGATGAGGGCGGACTTCGGGGCCTGCTTAGTGTGGATCAGCCACCGAAGCTGGGGTTCGGTCTTTCGCAGCTGCTCAGCCGTCTCTGCGAGAGTGCAGAGACGGATTGAAGGTGTCGTGTCCTGCAATTTCTGTCTCCTGACTGTTGCGCTATTGCAACGCGGTGCTCGATGAACAACAGAGTACGACTGGACACTGATGCTGTCAACTCACTACGATGCCAAATATGCAACAGCCACCAGCGACGACGTTCGACCTCCGATTTGGTCGGGCTCTGGCCCAACTGCGAGAGATGCGAGGCATGTCTCAGAGGGCGTTTGCCACCCGCCTTGAACAGCTGGGACTTGATCTCGACGCATCAGCTATCTCGCGTATCGAGCAGGGCAAGCGGGCTGTCAAGTTGAGCGAGGCCGACATAATTGCCGATGCCCTGGATGTCGATCTCAGCTTCATGACGCAGGGGGAGAAGACCCCGCCTCAGGAGTTGCGGTCGGCGCGCCGGTTTGCCGAGCAGGCAAGACGCGAGCTTGCGGAGCCCATCCAGCGGTTCATGATCTCGTATGGTCACGTGGCCGAATTGCTTCGCGAAAATCCGGACTTGCTGCCGCTTGTCATGGACAAGACGGGCAGCACCATCAGTTCCGCTGACGAGTACTTCCCGTGGGTGAAGGGCCGCATTAGCGAGCTTCGAGAAGAGACCCTTGGAGGAGAACACTTCGACGACATCGGTTCCATATACCTCGATGACGAGCGCGAGGTGGCAGACCTAATCGACCTGCTCGGGCACTACGCCCGTTCCCTCGTGATACTTCCGAAGGAACTGGAGCACTACCAAGGCAAGAGAGACGATGGCGAGCGTCAAGAGGAGGGCTGACGGCGTCTGGCGGGCCCGTTACCGAGACCAGTCTGGAAGAGAGCACTCGAAGCACACAGCGACGAAGCGCGAAGGCCAGGATTGGCTCGATGGCGAGGTCGCGAAGATGCGGACCGGCACGTGGGTCGACCCGAAGGCTTCGAAGGTCACGGTCGGCGAGTGGTGCGACACATGGTTGGCCGGCTACGGAGGCCGTGAGTCGACGATACGTCAGGCCCGGTCGCACCTGAAACACATCCGGGCGGAGTTTGGTGCGATGCCGCTCGGGTCCGTTCGGCCGTCGCAGGTACGTACATGGACCGAGAAGCTGAAGGCCCAGGGGCTCGCGACATCGACGATATACGGACTGCACTCGCGCCTCGCGCACATCTTCGCGGACGCCGTTCACGACGGCCTGGTGCCTCGCTCACCGGTCAGCCGTCGCACGTCACCGGAGATGGCGAAGCAGCGGCCTTACGTCGCGACGACGGACCAGGTGTGGGCGCTCTACGACGCGATGCCGGACGGGATGAAGCCGGTGGTGCTGCTGGGCGCGTTCGCTGGGCTGCGGGTCGCGGAGATCGCCGTGCTGCGCCTGGTCGACGTCGACTTCATGCGAGGCGTCATCTCGCCAGCTATCCAGTACCCGGCCGAGCCTCTGAAGACCGAGACGTCAAGTACTCCGATCCCGATACCGCACGAGCTATCGCTGATGCTGAACCAGGTGCCGGCCAAGTGGGGGAGTGACACGCTCGTCGTGGGCGCCTACGGTCGAGCGGTCGCACCGTACACGCTCGAGACGGCGTTCCGGTCGGCGCGCGTGACGATCGAGGGTCTACCCGAGGGCTTCCGCATTCACGACCTGCGGCACTACTTCGCGTCGCTGCTGATCGCGGCAGGCCTCGACATCAAGACGGTGCAGAAGCGGCTGCGTCACGCCTCGGCGAAGACCACGCTCGACACCTACGGGCACATGTGGCAGGACAAAGACGAGTCCGCACGAGCTGTCGTCGCGGATGTTCTGACAGCTCGTGCGGACTTTTTGCGGACTGAAGACCGTCCGACAGGGTCTGATCCCCGCTAG